TACTACTAACGTAGCTTCACAAGGGGGCGTTGTTGGTACAGGCGTTTTATTCGCTGGTATTTTAGTTAATCCTAAAGTATATGCTTCTTACGGTGCTGTTGGTGGCAATCCACTTGACCCTACATTGTTCTTACCTGCTTACAATCAAGGTGAGTTCTTAACAATGGGTACTATCTGCGTTACTGTTGTTGGTGCGTGTAATATTGGTGACTTGGTTCAATACAACACCACTACTGGCGTTCTTTCAACTGTAGCACCGGGGGCTTCTGCAACTACTGGTAATGCGTTAATTCCAAATTGCGTAGTGTGGAATTATCCACAAACTGCAACTGGTTTAACAGCTATCCGTATTACTGACTAAGGATATAAATTATGAAATCGCTAGAAAAAAGTTATATCGGTCCACGTAATGTGGGTGCGGTATCAATGGATGCTAAAGACGTAGCTGATTTTTCAGCTTTAAGTCAAATTGGTATTAATTTTACTGACCGCCAAGTGAAAACTATGGCTAACTGGGCAATGGATAGCGGCAATCAAGCTGATGTTACTAGCCCATCAATGACTACTCCAGTTCAGTTCCTACAAAATTGGTTACCGGGCTTTGTTAAAGTAATTACAGCCGCTCGTAAAATCGATGACTTAGTTGGTATTACTACAACAGGTTCATGGGAAGATGAAGAAATCGTACAAGGTATCTTAGAGCCAATTGGTAATGCGTTACCATACGGCGATTATACTAATGTACCTTTAGCTTCATGGAACACTAACTTTGTACGCCGTACTGTTATTCGTTTCGAAAAAGGTATCAAAGTTGGTTCATTAGAAGAAGCTCGTGCGGCTCGTATTCGTATCAGCACTTCTGCTGAAAAACGTGCTTCTGCGGCTCTATCATTGGAAATCCAACGTAACCTTATCGGTTTTAATGGCTACAATGGTGGTAACAATCTAACTTATGGTTTCTTGAATGACCCATCATTACCTGCTTACGTTACTGTAGCGGCTACTGGTACAGGTAGCTCAACTTTATGGGCTAACAAATCATTCTTGCAAATCGTAGCTGACATTCGTGTTGCGGCGGCTCAATTGCAAACTCAATCTCAAGATACTATTAATCCTGAAGATGCAGAGCTTACATTAGCGTTGCCTACTGATGCTTACCAATACTTGTCAGTAACTTCTGACTTTGGTATTTCAGTACGTGATTGGTTGAACAAAACTTACGCAAAATTGCGTGTAATTTCTGCTCCTCAATTGAACTATGCTAATGGTGGTGCTAACGTGTTCTATCTTTATGCTGAATCAGTAGAAGATGGTGCAAGTGATGACAGCCGTACATGGGTACAAGTTGTTCCTGCTAAGTTCCAAGCATTAGGCGTTGAAAAACAAGCTAAAGCATACGTTGAAGATTATTCAAACGCTACTGCTGGTGTTATGCTTAAACGCCCATACGCTGTTGTACGTTATAGCGGCATCTAAAAATATAGTTTAATAGATTGTATTTTTTATATGATGTAAGATAGAAGGGCGAGGGAAACCTCGCTCTCTATTCACTCAAGGAGTTTTAAAAATGGCTAAAGTCCATGTATTTTCTACCCTAGCTAATGACCAGCTTTATCAAAACTGGTTACAAGGCGGTAACGATATGCCTATCAAAGATGTAGGTGTTCTTATTAAAGGTGGTACAGGCGTTGCTAATGACCGTTTAATCACGCCAATTGGTGTTGCAACCGAAATTGACGATGCTGATTACGAAGCATTAAAAAAGAATCCAGTTTTCCTGAAACATGAAAAAGATGGCTTTTTATCTGTTCGCACGAAAACAACAGCAGTAGAAAAAGTAGTTCCTGATATGAATTTAAAAGATAAGTCTGCACCTTTGACAGCATCAGATTATGCCAAAGATGAAGATGCACCTAAACTTAATTAAGAGCTAATTATGACTTCTCTAGTTCCTGCCTACAATGATGCTAACTTTAGATTACAGTTTCCAGCTTTTGCTGATGTGACTGATTATCCAACAGCGCAACTTGATGGGTGGTGGACTATGGGAACATCATATATAAATCCTGATAATAATTATCCATATAATTTTAAAACAAAACAGCTTCAATTAGCGTTAGATTTAATGTGCGCTCATTTAGCTCAATCATTCACAATGATTACTGCTGGCATACCAACAGTAGTTGTTCAAGGTACTGCTGAAGGTACTGTTAATGTTTCACTTACTCCACCACCTGTTAAGACCTCTTTTGGTTGGTGGTTGGCTACTACCCCATATGGCAGTCAATTACGTGCGCTATTACGTGCTGTAGCAAACGTAGGACTATATATTGGTGGTAGCCCTGAAAATTCAGCTTTTAGAAAAGCTGGTGGTATATTTTGACCGCCTTAAATCTTGATAAGATTAAAGCCACACTAGAACGTGCGCCTAAAGAATTTCAAGGCTTAGTTGCTCAAGTAGGATTTCCGTCAGGTGGTCAATATGAAGATGGTACTCCAATTGCTTCAGTTGCCGCACAAAATGAATTTGGCGCACCTGCTAAGAAAATTCCGCCTAGACCATTTATGCGCCCTACTATCAAAGAAAATAAAGATGAATGGGTAGCCATATTAAGTAAAGGCGTAGCTTCAGTAGTAGCTGATAAGAATAATGCTTTTGATGTATTAAATGCAGTTGGTATATTAGCNGCCGCAGATATGAAAGCAAAAATAGCTACTATCTATTCACCTGCTTTAGCTCCAATGACATTAGCATTAAGGCGTGAACGTGGGAATGGTTCTACAAAGCCATTAGTTGATACAGGTGTTATGCTGGCATATCTACAAAATAGCGTAGCTAAAGAAGGCTCAGAGTTTATAGCTAAAGGTTAATGATGAAATTACGCTCATTAGTTAATGGTTACACTCAACTTACTAATCCAAATATTTTAATTAATTGGATTCAATCTACAGGCTATATTACTGATAGTGCAGGTAAAAGAACTCCTACAACTTTAACATTATCCGTTAGAGCGCAAATACAAGCTCTAAGCACGACAGATTTACAGCATACTGATGGCTTGAATATAACTGGCGTAATGCGTTCAGTTTATATGTATGGTAATGCGGCTGGTGTTGTTCGTGCTGATAACATTGGTGGAGATATTTTAATATTTCCTGAAATACCTAATGGAAGTAATCGTAATTGGCTAATTACACAAGTTTGCGAAACTTGGAGCGATTGGTGTCATGTTATAGTGACATTACAACAGGATTAATTATGGCAGTTACCATTGATATTATTGACCAAGATATTTTTAAAGCTCTAGTAGTTTTCTTTAGGACTTTTTTACCTATTGGAACTGAAGTAGTACAAGCTCAAGATAATTTGGTTGCAATGCCGAAAGGTGGATTTGTTGCTATGAATAATACTGGAATGAATAGATTATCTTTTAATGTAGATACTTATAATTCTGCATTACAGCAAAAATCTATTTTGACTCCAACAAGATATGTTGTTCAGCTTGATTTTTATGGTCCATTATCACAAATATGGGCTATGGAAACTCAGGCTTTATTTCGTGATGAATATGCAACGGATTTATTTCCTGCAAATATTCAGCCTTTATATGCTGATGACCCAGTTCAATTGCCTTTAATTGATGGAGAACAGCAATATGAGCAAAGATGGAAGTTAGAAGGTAATTTGCAATATAATCCAACATTAACCACATCTCAACAATCAATGTTAGATGTTGTAGTGGGTCTAGCACCAATAGACCAAACATTTCAACCATAGGAGATTTTTATGAGTACTATTCCTTTTTCACAAGTAGTAAATGTAGTTCCGTCAGTTTTGTCTGCTGGTGGTATTGCCGTTGATTTAAACGGATTGATGCTCACACAAAATGCCTATGCTCCTGCTGGAACAATTTTACAATTTGCAACTGCCAATGATGTATCAACTTATTTTGGCGCAACTTCTACAGAAGCGTCATTAGCTACAATTTATTTTAATGGTTATAGCATTGGTACTCAATTGCCGGGTGCTTTATTTATTGCTAACTATGCAGAAACAGCAACAGCGGCATGGGTTCGTGGTGGCAACTTATCTTCAATGACTTTAGGTCAATTGCAAGCTCTAGGTACTGGTACTTTAGCTTTTACCATTAATGGCACTCTTATCACTTCAGGTTCAATCAGTTTAGCCGCAGTTACAAGTTTTAGCCAAGCGGCAACAGTTATTCAAGCGGCATTTACTTCACCACCATTTACAGTTACTTATGATTCTGTACCAAGTGCATTTATATTCACTACTACACTTACAGGAACAGCGGCTACGGTTAGTTTTGCAACAACTGGTGCTATGGCAACAGGCTTAATGCTAACGCAAGCTACAGGTACAGTATTATCGCAAGGTCAAGCGGCGGCAGTTCCAGCTACTTACATGAATAGCATTATTAACCAAAATCAAAACTGGGCTACATTCTTCACAGTATGGGAATCAGTCATTGCTGAAAAAGAAGCATTTGCTACTTGGTCTAATTCTGTTTCACCTCGTTATTTGTATATCTGCCAAGATTCTGATATTAACGTATTAAATTCTGCTTCTACTAACACCTTTGGTGATTGGTTACAAGTTGGTCAAGTTGTTGGTACATTGCCAATTTACGGCAACAATACACTTTCAGCATTTGCGGCTGGTTTTGCGGCTTCATTAGACTTTACTCGCTTGAATGGTCGTGCAACATTAGACTTTAAAGAGCAGTCAGGTTTAGTAGCTTCAGTAACAACTGCTTCAAATTATGCTGGTGTAGTTGCTAATGGTTATAATTGCTACGGTGCTTATGGTTCTAATAATCCTGCTAATAACGCTTCTTGGTTTACACCGGGTTCTGTTTCAGGCAAATGGTTATGGGCTGATACTTACTTGAATCAAATTTGGTTAAATGCTAATTTACAATTAGCTTTAGTTACATTGCTTCAACAAGTTGGTTCTATTCCATACAATACGCAAGGTTATTCATTAATCAATGCGGCTTGTTTAGACCCAATCAATGCGGCAATTAATTTCGGTGCAATTCGTAAAGGTATTCAATTATCTGCGGCTCAAGCGGCTGAAGTTCAATATGCTTTAGGTTATAACGCCGCTCCAGTAATTGCTTCTCAAGGTTATGTATTGCAAATCTCACCAGCAACTGCTGTAACTCGTGCGGCTCGTCAATCTCCACCTATTACTTTGTATTATCAAGATGGTGAAAGCGTACAACAAATTACTCTTGCATCTATCGTTATTCAATAAGGGATAAATCATGGCAACAATAACCTCAGCAAATTCAGTATTAACACTTAGCATAGAAGGTCTATATGCCCCGATTAACATTCAAGGCTATGCCGTTGATGATGCTTTTGAAAGTGAGTCTGTTCAACAATCAGAAGTTTTAATGGGTGTTGATGGCAATCTTTCAGGTGGTAAAGTGTGGATTCCATATAAAATGACCATTCATCTTCAAGCTGATAGTCCTAGTGTTGAAGTATTTGATAATTGGCGTTCTAACCAAGATGCTTTTGTAGATGTATTTGTAGCTAATGGTACAATTATTTTACCATCTACAGGAATATCTTATGCCCTTTATAATGGCTATTTAACTGCGGCAACTCCATTTCCTGCCGTTAAAAAGACTTTGCAACCAGTAGTATATGAAATCACTTGGCAAACAATTACAAGTTCACAAACTGGAGTATAAAATAAATGGCTAGAAAAGAAACGACATTCGTAGCTGAAACTGGTAGAGATTTAGGTAAACAGTTTTTAATTACAGAAATGCCTGCTTCTCAGGCTGAAAACTGGGCTTTTCAGGTTATCTTAGCTGTCGGCAATGCTGGCATTGAGATACCTGAAGGTTTAGCTTCTCAGGGTATGTCAGGTTTAATGGCAATAGGATATATGAATTTACTCAAGATTCCATTTGATGCGGCAAAACCGCTTTTAGATGAAATGATGAATTGCGTTCAAATTATTCCTTCAGCTAATATTAAACGTAAATTAGTCGAAGAAGATATTGAAGAAGTTGGAACTCGCTTACAATTAAGAAAAGCTACATGGAATTTACACATGGATTTTTTTTTAAACGAAAGCAAATCGACTTCGGAATCAGAAGCGCAGGAAACAATGCAAGAAAGCTCATTGAGTATCAAGCCACTACGCAAGCGATAGCAACTGTTGTATCTTCTAAATTAGCTACACTACATGAACTCGACACTATTTATGGTGTTGAGGATATGTGGATATTGTTAGAAATAAATGCCGTAGATAGACACAACGCTTATTTAATGAGCCAGACTAAATAAAAAGGATATATTTTGGCTACAATTATCGACAGTTTACTAATAGAATTAGGGCTTGACTCATCTAAATTCGATAAAGCGCAAAAAAAATCCATAGATGAATTACGGAAATTTGATGAAGCCAATCAGAAAACTTCAAAGAATACTCAACGCAGTTCAAAAGAAACAGCTCTAGGTTTCGAAAAATCTCGTGATGCTTTAATTTCATTCGGTGGGGCTTTTTTAGGCTTAGCTGGGATGAAGGAATTTGTAACAACAGTCACAGCTTCTAACGCTTCATTAAGCCGTCAATCTAATCTATTAGGAATTTCAGCCGCAAAACTCCAAGCATGGGGTGGAGTTGCTGAAGGATTTGGTGGTAGTGCGGCTTCCTTACAATCAACATTTCAAAATATAGAAAGTAGTATTGCTAAATTTTCAATGGGCATGGGTGGTGAAAACGTAAAATTAGGGTTAGGCTATTTACGTTTAGAAGATAAAGATGCCACAAATATAGTTAAAATCTCAAATGCTTTAAAAGAGTTTAAATCAGCACATACAATACAAGAAACCAAAAACATTGCTGACTTATTGGGCTTTGATACAGATGGCTATAATATGCTATTGGCTGGTGGTCCAGCATTACAAAAATTATTTGATGAATATGTTAAATTAAATCATCTTACTCCTTCATTAAGCGAAAATTCTAAAATATTTCAAGAAAAAACTGCGAAATTAATTCAATCATTAACTGGGTTAAAAAACGAAGGATTAGATAGATTATTGCCTTCATTAAATAATCTATCTAGTTATTTAACTACTAATATTGAAAAATTCTCAGATTGGGATAATTCTGTTAATGGCATTGGAACTAAAGCAATTGCCGCTACTGGTGGATTGCTTGCTTTAAGTGGAATTATAAAAACATTAGGAATTGTCTTTTCAGCCGCAAGTGGATTAATAGTAACATCATTAGAAGTTATCGGAGTGTCATTAAGTGGTGTTCTAGGTATTATATTAGCCATACCCGCCGCAGTTG